CTCTGGTACTGTTAAAGCTGTGTTAATTGGTTGATAGTTTATGTCTGACTCTAACAACGAAAATACTCAAGTTGATAATGAAAACTTGGCTTTAATTGCAAAATTACAAAGCCAAGTTGAGTTATTTTATAAAAGTAAAAAGTATGCTGATTTTCGCAAACAGTGTAAAACTGCGCGTAATTATGTGCAGTCTAATGTTGGTGATGATGGCGAAAAAGGCGTTGTTAGAGTCAATATTATTAAATCGCGTTTAGATATTATTCAGCCTAGTGTCTATGCTAAAAATCCTGAAATATCAGTGATTCCAGATGAGCATTTGTCTGCTAATAATTACGAGTTAATTAATAGTTTTGCTAAAACATTAGAAATTTTGCTTAATAAAATTTTGGTTAAAGAGGCTAATTTAAAGAAAAAAGGTAAACAAGCTGTAAGGGCTGCATTAACAACAACAGTGGGTTGGATTAAGCTGATTTGGCAAGAAGAATATAACGAAGACCCAGTAATTAAAAACCGCATACAAGATACGCAAGATAATATTGCGCGTATTAATATGCTGATTAAAGAAGCCGAAGACCCGACTTGTCACGAATCGTCTTTAGCTGAATTAAAACATCAATTAAAAGCACTAGAAGAACAAGCCGAAGTCACCAAAGCTTATGGTTTTGCAATTGATAATGTGTTGGCTGAGGATATTTTAATTCTTGATGATAGCCTAAATTGCATTGATGACTACACAAGCGCGTCCAAAATCGCACACCGAATTTATTTTAGTGAAGAGCGTTTTAAAACAGTTTTTGGTAAAGATGTTCCAAAATCTTCAAAAGTTTATGAAGATAAAGTTGACGAAAAAGAAACATCCGCAAGTGTTATAAATAACAAAAAAGACTCAAAGGTTTATGCGGTTTGGGAGATTTGGGATAAAGATTCTAATACTGTTTATACAATCACTGAGGGTGCAAAAGCTTGGGCTCGTGAGCCTTATGTTCCCGAATATGTGGGTGAGCAATTTTACCCCTTTTTTCCAATGCAATTTGAGCGCATTGATGGGGTTTTACATCCTAAATCCTTGGTTATTGAATTAATCGAATTGCAGGACGAATATAATACTTCGCACACTCAATTTGCAGAACACAGAAAAGAATCATTGCCAGTTCGCGTTTATAATAAATCTTCAATAGCAGAAGAAAAAGAAGTCCAAAACATTGCTGATAGACGCTCTAACGACATCATCGGCTTAACTGGTGACCCAAACACACCCATTGTTAATCAGATCGCTATTTTAGATAACCCACCCATTAATCCTGCGGTTTATTCAACAGAACACATAATGATGGGGTTTGAGTTGGTGTCAGGCGCACAAGATGCAAGCGCAGGTAGTGTGAGCCAAGCAAAAACAGCGACAGAAGCCGAATTATTGGCACAAGGCGCAACAACAAGACGCTCTGAAATGTTGGATATTATTGAAGATTGGCTAACTGATATTGCTAATTATGCTGCTGAAATTTTGATGCAAGTGTTAACACCTGAACAAGTGGCTGAATATGTGGGTGATAAGGCAGTTTGGCCAACTTTGACAAAAGAGCAAATCTTCAAAAGCGTGAATATTTCTATTCGTGCAGGCTCTACAGCCAAGCCAAATAAATTACGTGAGCGTGACCAATGGGCGCAATTTGCCCCACAAATCACACAAGGCATTATTCAAATAGCACAATTTAGGGCGCAAAACATGCCTGATGTTGCCGAGGCATTGCGTAAGGTTTTAGATGAGTCACTAAAGCGTTTTGATGAGCGTTTAACGGTTGATATGTTCTTGCCAAATCAGCAGCAACAAGCGACTTTATAACATGGATTTATAAGGCTTATTTTATGATGCTGAAAAATATATAAATTGGTGGGTTAAAAATGCCAGATGATTTAGAAAATGGTCAAGACCAAAATCTTGAACAACAAGCGCAAGATACACAGACTCAAGCTCAAGATACTAATGAGCCAAAAAGCTCGCTTGAAGCATTAGAGCGTACTTTATTGTCGCAGGGTGATAAACAAAAACCCGAAGGCGATCAACAGCCAAACACTCAAGATACCAACAAGCAAGAACCTATTAAACAAGAACCGCAAAAGCCTGTTGAAGATGATCCTTACAAAATGCCAGAAGGCTTACAAGAAAAAAGCCAACAGCGTTTTAGTAAACTTGTTGAAATGAATCAACAAAAAGATACACAGATTCAACAGTTGCAGCCAGTTCATAACTGGATTAATGATAATTTTGGCAAGCAGCAAGGCGGTTATGAGGCTTTGCAACAGTTTGCTGACTACTTCGGTGCAATCAATACGGGCGATTACCAAAAAGCAGGGCAGATTTTACAGGCGCAATTGCAGCAGTACACATTGCTAACTGGTCAACAACTACAGATTAGCCCGCTTGCTGAGTTTCCAGAATTGCAACAACAGGTTGATAACTTTGAGCTTGACGAACAATCGGCTTTAGAACTTGCACGTTATCGCAAGCAACAAGCCATGTTAAGCCAACAGCAACAACAAGGACAGATTCAGGCGCAACAACAACAGCAATTCGAGCAAGAAGTTAATCAAGCTGAACAACAAATTTTAGGCATGATTAACGAGTGGAAAAACTCTGATATTGACTATCCTGCCAAGGAAAAAGCAATAGCTGATTTCTTGGGTGGTTTGCAAGGTGTTCGTCCATCTGCTGTACCAAATTTAATTAAGCGTTATTACGCTTCGCTTGGTGCTATCACTCAAGCAACACAAAAGCCTACACAAAGCCAACAGCCGCTAAGGGCTACAGGCAAAGGTGCGGGTAATGCAGTGCCGAAAAACTCATTAGAGGCTATTGGTGCAGCACTTGGTTATGATGTTTAAGTCATAGCCAAAATTGTCGTAGTGGGTTCGACTCCACAAAAAAGATAGGCTGTAATTATTCGGGTCGCCTCCGATAAAAGTTTTTATTTATTAATTTCTTTTTAAAGAGGTGGCTTATGCCATTTACCAGTTCCGAGCTATCAGATGCTCAAAAAACCTCGTTAGATTATTTCTTACGCAACAAACCTGTTGACCAAATCAACGTTGAACGTCCTTTATTAAAAGCATTGCAAGCCAAACAAAAAGAGTTTCCAGGTGGCAAGCAATACGTTACTGAACAACTCCGCAAAGCCAATCAATCCAACTTTCAGTGGATTAATGGCGCACAAGAAGTAACTTATAACCGCCGTCAATCTATTGAGCAATCCCAGTTCGCTTGGCGTACTGCGCATGATGGCTATGCTATTGATGAAGACCGTTTAGCTCAAAACGGCATTACCATGATTGATGACAAACAAGGTGGTAAAGCAACTCGTGCTGAATTAGTGCAATTAAATGACTTGCTCATGGAGCAAAACGAAATCTTAGCATTAGGTTTTGATGAAAAATTCAGTGCTGCTTTGCATTTAGACGGCACTAGTTCTAGTGATGCAATCACTGGTTTAGATGCGTTGGTGTCGTTAACTCCATCTTCTGGTACAGTCGGTGGTATTGATGCGTCCTCATCGTCTAATACCTGGTGGCGTAATAGTGCTGCTACAGGTTTAAGCAGCTCTACGCTATTGGCAAACATGGAGGGCGTATGGCGTTCTTGTACCAAAAACGGTGGTATGCCTGATTTTATTGAAGCAGGTAGCGCGTTTATTGATGCGTATATTGCCGCGATGGTTGCCGCAGGTCAACAAATTCAATACGCGGGTGGCCAAGCTCGCAAATTGGATGGTGGTGTTAGTGGTGTTTATTTCAAAGGCGTTGAAATCATCTGGAATCCAGAATTTGAAGATAATTTCGGTGAATCTCCTTCAACATCGTGGTCTAAGCGTTGCTATTTCTTAAATACACGTCATTTGACTTTGCGCCCAATGGCAGGTCAAGACCGTATCACTCGCAAGCCACCACGTGCATACAACAAGTATGAATACTATTGTGCGATTACTTGGCGCGGTGCATTAACAACTAATCGCCGCAATGCACATGGTGTTTTAGCCCTTTCTTAACCGTTTAACCCTTTGGCTAGGACTTCGTGAGCCTAGCCTTTTTTCGGAGTCACTCCATGAAAGTTAAATTAGTCGTTGCTATTATTGAGCGTTCACTTGTTGAGCATACGCCGCGTATTGTGCCTGAATATGAATTGCCTTTATTAGAAGCAATCCATAAAAGCGCAATCATTGACCAAGAAGCAAGCGAAGCTTTAAACGGCCAAACAAAAGACATTGAATCTGTCGAAGCTGAATACATCAATCTATGTAAAGTCTATGGTGATGATGAAAAGACAGGGATGCCCCTTGTAGAACGCATTTATGGTACTGAGCGTGATTTTGCTGAGGTTGTTGCTGAATATTTGGCTGATGGTGAGCAATTAGAAGCAGAAGAAGAAAAACCAAAACGCACACAACGTAAAAAGGTTGTTGCTGAATAATGGGCTAGCTAATTTGTGAGGTCATCATGTCCAAGCCTCTTTGGATTATCGAAGCACAGCGTCATATTGGCTTAAAAGAAATCAAAGGAGCAAGACATAATAATTTTATTGTGTTGTGGCTTAAATCTTTAAAGGCTTGGTGGTCTGACGATGAAACTCCTTGGTGTGGCACTTTTGTTGCTCACTGCATAAAAACCGCTAATTGCTCACTGCCTAAATATTGGATGCGAGCTAAGGACTGGCTGAACTGGGGGGTGATTGTTAATAAGCCATTCATTGGTTGTGTTGTGGTTTTTGATCGTCAAGGTGGTGGTCATGTTGGCTTCGTGGTCGGAAAAGATACCCAAGATAATTTAATGGTTTTAGGTGGTAATCAGGGTGATGCTGTAAAAATATCACCATTCAGTAATGATCGTGTGCTTGGCTATCGTTGGCCTAATGAATATCCATTACCAATTGCAAAGGACTTGCCCATTATAAAAAGCAGTGAAGCTCTATCTAATAATGAGTCATAAGGGTGAAAAAATGCATCCGAGGGTAAAAATGCTAGACAAACAGCCTGATAACATCTCAATAGAATTAATAAAGACCATTCCTGCAACAATTAGCGTTTTATTAACTGGTTTAATAGCTGCTTTTGGTGGTGGTGTTAATTATTTAACAACAGTGAGGCAAGGAAAAAAATTTAAGTGGCAGGATTTTTGGATTGAATGTGCTAGCAGTATGTTTGTTGGTATTATTTTCGGGTTGTTTTTTTTGGCTACAAATATGCCTATTTTGATGGCTTTAGCGGGTGCAGGGTTGGCAGGGCACATGGGTACAAGGTCTTTGATGGTTTTGCGCGAGGCATACAAGCTAAGCGCAGAGAAGATGAAAAACGAGGCAACGAATGACAACTCTAAAAAAGACTCTCGGTGAAATTCGCTCAGAAATTCTTGCGCGGCTTGGTTTTGGTGGTGGTGGTTCTGCTGCTATTACTAATTCTACGCTAATTGATTCGTTTATTCGTGATGGCCAGTATCAACTTTATAATCAATTTGATTGGCGCGAATTAATCAAGTATCACGACCAAAGTACAGGCATTGACCAGTCTTTTTATGATTATCCTGACGACTGCAATATTGAGCGTTTGATTAAGGTTGAACTAAAAGAAAACGATACTTGGTACGAATTAAAAGAAGAAATCACGCTTTATATGCGGTCTGATATGACTTCTGGTAGACCATGTCGTTATGAGCGTTTTTCACAAATTGAGGTTTGGCCGCCTGCTGACGTAAGCACATATACATTGCGTTGTTGGTATGTGATGGCGTTGCCTGATTTGGTTTTAGATAGTGACAGGGTGGTAATTGATTCTAATTTAGTGTTTTTACATGCGTTAACTAATGCAAAATCACACTATAGACAGCCTGATGCCAATATTTACGCATCACAATTAGAAACACTGCTTAATCGTTTACGCGCAAAAAACCGCAGAAACGAGCCAATTAGACGCAATAACAAACCAACCAATGAATGGGATTTAATGTCTCCGCCAAGGGTGGTGTGATATGCCTAGCATTACATTTAAAGAGTTTCAAGGTGGATTGGATTTAAGGCAGGGCACAACGGTTGCTGATGCTAATCGTTTGCGCGTTCTTAAAAATTGTTATGTTACTGTTGGTAAATCAATAAAAAGACGGCCAGCCTTAAAGCTTGAAGCAACTATACCAACAGCAGCAACACCACAAGAGCAAATGAAAGGGCTTTTTGCAATAAATGGCAAATTAGCAATGTTTCATTCAACGCCATCAACAAATATTGACAACTCTCCTGATTCTCGGTTTGTTTCCTACGGTATTGGTTTTAGCACTTATTTGATTGATACTGTAGAAAATGCTTTTAGTTTCATGGGCGAGACAGATGTAGGATATGAGTTAACATCATTTCCATTTGTGCAAATTAAGTGGGGCGCAAGCTATAGTCCTCCGTTAGTTTCGTTAAGTAGATCCATGCATTTTCTTGGTAATTCAAGTCATTTGCCAATTAATAATCAGCCTAGCGGCACTAATTACGATCAAAATAAGCCCATGCTTAAAAAATCCAATAGAATTTGGATAACATCAACAGATAAAGAAAATGTATTTTTCTCAAAACTAAATGATGCCAGAACATGGGGTTCAACTCCCAGTGTTGCTGCTGATGCTGGATTTTTAGGTGTTGCAAGTAATCAAAGCTCATCAACACGGGTGACAGCTTTAGGTGAGTATGGCAATAAGTTGATTGTGTTTTTTTCTGACTCAACACAAGTTTGGACTGTTGATCCAGACCAAACATTAAACAAGCTAGATCAAATTATTCCAATTGGCACAAAGTATCCTTATTCTCATGTTGCTGTTGGCAATGATATTTTCTTTGTTTCCCCTCGTGGAGTGCGTTCTATTTCTCAGGCTAGTGATTTGGTTGGCAATCTATCCGAATATGATGTTGGTTCTCCTGTTGATTCAATAATAACCGATTTTTTTGGCGCAAATGAGCCAAGAGCATTTTATTGTCGATCATTGGGTCAAGTTTGGTTTTATGTTCAAAAAAAAGCACTGGTTTATACGTTTTCTCGTACATCAAAAATTAGTGCATGGTCAATATACGAGTTTGGTGTAAATATTGAATACATGTGCGAACTTGATGACAACGTTTATATTCGATCTGCAAACAAAGTATATAGCCTCGATGCAAATGGAAGAAGTGATGATACTTCGGCTTTTGTTGGTGATACTGGCGCAATTCCTGTTGAAATAGAATTACCATTTTTGGACTTTAAACAGTCGGGCGTATTAAAACAAATCACTGGTATGGATGTTATTTTTTCGGATGAAGGCGGTTGGATTAGCCATAGATACGACGCAAGAAATCCAACATTAAAAACAGACCCTGTTTATTTATTTGGCGACACAAGAGTTAGAGGTGTAACACCTGTTGAGCTTTTGGCAACAAGTATTGCTCCAGTGATTACACACGATGACCCTAATTATAATTTCGAATTTTTTGGCATTGTTTATTATTTTGAATCATTGGGAGTGTTCCCATGATTGCAGATTTAACACTTGAGCGAGCTTTGTATATCGCAAACAACATGGTTCAGGATGATTTTGATGAAATTATGGCAACTCATTGGCTTGATACGATTGACGGTTTTGCCGAGCAATGCGTGATGGCAAACGGGCTAAATATGTGTTGTTTGGCCGATGATGGTGAGCCTGTAGCAATGGGCGGTATTGCCTTGTTGCAGCCAAAAGTTGGTACTGCATGGATGGTGGGCACTTCGCGTATGATTGAGAAAAGAATCGAAGTAACACGGTTCGCAAAACAAGCCATTCACAAATCACTAGAAAATGGCGTAATACATAGGGTTAATGCGTTTGCAAGTGCTTTGCATCTTCGCACTCATCCTTGGCTTAGAGCTTTAGGATTAACCGAAGAAACATTGCTTAGAAAGTGGGGCAAAAACGGCGAAGATTTTATTATTTTTGCTAAGGTGGTGTGAGATGGGCGGTAAATCAGGCGGCGGTGATGGTGGCGCAGCAGAACAGGCAAGGATTAAAGCTGAACAAGACAAGGCTATTGCGCGCTTAAATGGGCTTTTTGGTGTTGCAAATCCTGCTGATGTTGTTGATAAAAACGCATTTTATAGCAGTGATTACACAGATTTAAAAAACGCAGCCGAGGCAAGAGGCGGAAGCGTTGAGGGCGGTGAAAATTATTTTGATCAACAAGGTTATGATGCCGCATTAAAAAAAGTTAGTGATGAGAACGCTATTGTTAAAGCTGCTCGTGATGCAATGTATGGAAAAGTTGGTCAAGATGTTTTTAACCTAAAGCTGCCAACACTAAAAAAACAATACGATCAAGCAGGGTCTGATTTAGATATTAATTTAGCGCGTCGTGGTCAGCGTGGCGGCTCTGTTGCGTTGATGCAACAAGGCGAACTTGATACTAATTACAACCGTGGTTTAACTGATTTGGCCAATATGCGCCAATCTACTGTTAATAATGCCCGCGCTGCTGATGAAAATTCTCGTCTTGATTTAATTGGTCGTATTAGGGCTGGCATGAACCAAGCCGATGCTTTAAATAGCGCATCTGTAGCACAACAAAATAATTTAGCAAAAGTACAGGATAATGCACTGGCTCAAACGGTTGGTGATTATTTTGGCGGTATGCGTTATTTACAAAACCAAGACCAGTATCAAAAAGATTTAAACAGTACGCTAAAGCGTTTTAATGTGAATCCGTCCGCGTATAACGGCACTGTCGGGAGATTATAAAAATGTGTAATCCTTTAGCAATTGGCTTGCTTGCCGCAGGTGCAGGCTCTAAAGCATACGGCAATTATCAAACCAACAAAGCTATGAATAACGCCTTAGAAAACGGCGTGATGCGTCAAGGCCAATTACAAGGCCAGTTAAATGATAATATTTTAAAAGGTGCTGAACGTGATTTTAGTGTGGGCAATCAAGAAAAAAATTATGAAGATGCAGCGCAAACTCGCTCTAATTCTATCGTCGATATTCTAAATCAATACGGTGCAAATGCTGGCGAAGTTGAAAATACTGGCACAGGTGATGCGTTTAGTTTGGCCAAGGCACAAGCCAAAGTTAAACAACTTGAAGATTCTACGCGTTTGGCAGGGTTAATGGGTCGTGCAGGGGCTTATGGTGATTCAGGCCAACAACGACAGCTAAACATAATGAATGATGCCGATATTGCTAGTGCTATCGGCCAAGATATGCGCCGTAGCCAACAACAAACACAATGGGATTTAGACAAGGCTAGCCAAAAAGGGGCTAATGCTAATCTAATCGGTGATTTAATGATGATGGCAGGGACAATGAATCCTAGTCTTGGTGGTTTGGGTAATTTTGGCAAAACTGCTGTTGGGGGTAGTGGTGCTAATGCGACT